GCCCTTTTTTAAATTTCCTAGGACTTACTAGGTGAAAATATTTTCTTTGTTGACTCCTCCATCTACTTTTTAGAAGTAGACAGATTGTGTTCCAGGCTGGAACGCAACGCCGAGACCCTTGAGGATGATGACGTGGTAGTACAAGTTGGCGCCAAAGATGTTGTCGACAACCCCGTAGCGGGTCAAAAGACCAACGCGGGGAGCGAAATCATTAGGTCCAATTGTTCTCTGTACCATTACAGGAATGTAAGGACAGTAGATGATACCGGTGTCATAAAACTCAGGTCCCTTGTATCCCAAGAGAGCGTATTCAAGTCTTGTGGTACGACGAGAATTACCAGGGAAGTTTGAGGCACCACCGGTGCTCAACTCGAACTGGGCTTCTGTGCGTGTGTCACGATAGACGTTAAATCTGCCACCAAGCGATCCAACTTTTGCTACGCCAACAGGTTGAGTGTTGACGTTACCCTGCACGGGTACCCACTGAAACTCAGGTAACATTTCGAGGATTGCGCACACACGAGGTGTTGCAACAACGAAGTTAGCCGAGCCACGGCGGTTACGAACGGCGATACGATTAGCTTCAACGATGAGTCTCTGATAGAAGTCGCGATTTCTCTCGACCAACCAGCGGCCGTCTGCAGAAGCAGGTGACCAGATGGAATAACCGCGGCCGAAGCCACCGTTAAGAGCCGTCTGAATCATTCTGATGATCATTTCACGGTCGATTTCGGCCTGTAGCTCATACGACATAGCGTTTGTGAGCTCAGTATCGATATCGATACCATTCATGTTCTTAAGATCCTGCTCGAGTTCAACAGACCACTTAGCAGCGAGCCTACGAGTACCAGCCTCAACGGCTGTCTTTTCGAAGCTAACTACAATCTGAGGAATTCCGGAAGTTAATTCGTAGTCCTTGAGTACTTTAGCGACACCGCTATCAGACGCAAGAATTTCAAAGTCACTGTTTCCAACCAATGAGGTTGAAGACGTGCCAGTGTATCTTGTGTCGAGATAGTGATAACCAAGTTCAGCCGCATCCGACTGATTTTGGGGCAATAGTGCACCGCCGCTGTAAGAACCATCGGTCTTACCATCGGATGTACCTAAAGCGTCATTCTCGTACTTGTAACGTAGCGCAAAAGCCAAACCTACGGGGCCGCTCATGGGCTGAACACCAACGATTTCGTTAGTGATCAACTCAGGGAACGTTCTGCGAATCATCGGAATGAGAATCTTAGGAAGACGCTGATCACCTGCGGCATAGCTATCGGAATTACCGAAGCTGCCACCAGTGGCACCAACATCTACGCTACCGAAAACACCACCCGTGCCGCCAGCAGTGTTGCTAGCTTCGAAGCACCACTTCTCTTGGTTTTCCAAGAGAATAGCAGTGTTCAAACGCGTGTGATCATCTTCAATCGCCTTAACGTTGTTGGAAGAGTAATCCAATACTGGACTCCACTTTTCAAGCAACACTCTGGCGCGACTTTCATCGATGTAAGCCTGTGTAGGACGAACTTTATTTGCCATAATTATTTTTCTCCAAAATAATACAATGTCGACCGTTTAAATAAACTATTCAGGCGTTATAGCCTCAACAAAATTAAAAATTAGTACTTGCCGAGCTCTGACATATATGTTCCGAATACCGGATCAACATCAGGCTGCTTAGCAGACTCTTCAATTACAGGACGATCAACTTCTTTTGTCTCTGTCTCAGTAATTGCTTCTGTTTTTAAGTTGTCAAGCCTCTCTTCTTCTGTTTTATCGAAAAGTTTCACAGTGTAGTCAAAATTTTCTTTGATAAATTGTTCAGATTTACCAACGAGCATTTTCTTGACATATGCTTGTGTGTCTTTGTCGAGAGAAGATGTTTTCTTCTCCAGAGCAAGCTCTGCTTTAACCTTATTAAGGTCCTCAGTCAATTTCTTGACAGCAGAATTAGAGGCTTCAAGCTGCTTGGCAGCTTCATCGAGTCTGTCTTTCCCATCAACAATAGCATCACGAATGTTGCTTTGTGAGAGAGCGTTATCAACAGCTAGCATTTGTCGTACATCTTCCAGCACGCGTATTGCTTTTTTGTTTTTAACAGCTTCTTTTACTT